TGTAAAGCAACGCTTGGCAGGGTTTAAGAGAAAATTAATTGCAGAGTTGCCTACACCCACTCGGATGACGATGGAGGATTTCATCTCCACACGCCCCAGTCGGTTGCGCAAAAGGTATCATGATGCAATGATTAGTTGGTTGAAGTTTGGGTTGTCGGAAATGCACGCATGGATAAATCATTTTATCAAGTTTGAGAAAGCAAACTTGTCTAAGAAAAGTGATCCTGTGCCCCGTAACATTCAACCACGGTCACCAGAGTATAATTTACGTCTGGGTACTTTTCTCTCCCCACTGGAGGGTGGTTCGTCTGCCCACTTCCAGTGGTCACACCCTGTTTATGATGCAATTGCTGGTCTTTTCGGTGGTCCCACCATTATGAAAGGGATGAATGCGGAGGTAGTTGCGCGAAATATCGCTTCTGCGTGTGAGGAAGTCACAACCCAATCTGGTGATGGGTTTGTGGCCATTGGGGCGGATGCGTCCAGGTTTGATCAACATGTGAGTAAAGACATGTTGAAATGGGAGCATTCAATTTATCTTGAACTGTATAAAGATTCACCTGATATTTCAGAACTCAGGTGGTTGCTGAAACAACAGTTAAAGACAAAGGCCACTACTTACACGCAGGATAGTGATGGAACTAACTATAGAGTGACTTACAAAGATGAAGGTCAACGAAGCAGTGGTGATATGAACACTGGTCTCGGTAACTGCATTATCATGTGTGCTATGCTATACGTATACTTAGTTGAAGTGTGTGGCATTACAAACTTGAGAATTATCAACAATGGTGATGATGCAGTAATCATATGTTCAAAACGAGACCATAAACAGCACCTTTCAAGCAATGGTATAAGACGTCTTGAAGATTGGTTCTTAGAAATGGGTTTTTCAATGGTCCTGGAGGACCCGGTTGAAGTAATCGAAAGAATCGAATTTTGTCAGTCGCATCCAGTGAACATTGCAGGTAGCTGGATCATGGTACCAAAACTTGACAACATCAACAAATTCACAACGGCTCTTGTTGACACTAGCAAAATGGACGACTGGATCAGAGAAGTGGGAATCGCTGGCAAGCTTTGGCTTGCTGGTGTCCCAATATGGTATCAGTTCTTCTGTT